ATGATATGAGTGTGTTCCAGGTATTATTTAATTTTGGGTTTATATTTGTGTTAGGCTTTGCAGGTGTTGTATTAATTTATGCGATGGAATTTAAAAAATATTATAAGAATTTAAATATGCAAATAAAGTTTTATGGGCTTATAACTTTCATATATGCTTTTATTTCTCTATGCAACACTGCAACACCAAATTCTTACAAAATATATGGCGAAATTGTTATCGTTGGTATTGTTCTAGCATTTATAAATATATTGATAGGTCTATTCTTATTAATATCAAATTTGAAAAAATAAACACAAAGAAAATATATTATTGCAAATTTTAAAGATAAAGATTTGAAATAAATAATATATAATAAGTGTTGTAACTAGGTGGATACACTGAAAAATAATCTCATCAATTATCTGTTACAACTTCAAACGATGATATAACAAGGATGAAGTTATGAAAAAAAAGTCAAAATGCACTAATATAGAATTAAAAACAAAAGAAGAAAACTTTGTCTTGCTAAGTACCAAGAAACATATCTATGATTTATATGTCAAAGAGTTTAATATTGATGAAATTGGTCATGCTAATATAATAAATAAATTAAAAACATTAAATGCTAAAGATATACTAAATGTGCATATTAGTTCATCTGGTGGAAATTCTTATTTGCTAATTGAATATATAAATATTTTGCAAAGAACAACTGCTACTGTTAACGGGTTTTTAAACTATGGTTATTCAAGCGGTGCTTTGTTATTTGGAGCATGTAATAATAGGTTTCATTATGAGTATTCAGAGCTTATGTACCACACATTTAGTCATGGTTTATATGGGAAGTCACAGGAAATAAGTTCATATATAAATAACTCTGAAAAAATAATGCATAAGATGATGCAAAAATTTTATATAGGATTGACAAAAGCAGAGTTCAAAAAACTAACAAATGGTAAAGATTTTTGGCTTAATACTGATGACATGATAAAAAGAAATATATCGGAGTTAGTTTAATTATGAAAATTTTTAATATATTTAAAAAAATAAATAAAAAAACAAAAGAAGAACAATTTATGTTAGCTGAGGGTTATCAAATGCCTAGTGATAATAAGCCAAAATCTAAACCTAAGCCAATACCTCCAGAAGTTTTAGAAGCTTTAAATAAATGATATTATAATAAAATTCACTAATAAGGTGATAATATGAAACAGTATAAAACAGAATTAAGAGAAGTATCAAATTTAATACCATATATCAACAATTCCCGTATTCATGGTGAAAATCAGATTAAACAAATAGCAGCAAGTATTAGAGAGTTTGGCTTTACTAATCCGCTACTAATTGATAATTCAAACAACGTTATAGCAGGTCATGGTAGACTTAAAGCTTGTGAATTGATAGATATTAAGGAAGTACCTTGTATCGTGCTTACAGGTCTTACAGATGCACAGAAGAAATCGTTAGTTATAGCAGACAATAAAATAGCTGAAAATTCTGATTGGGATATGGACCTATTGAAGTTAGAAATTGAAACTATCAAAGAGTTAGATTTTGACTTTGATATTGATTTATTGGGTTTTGATTTGGATGAGTTGAGTGATGAAGGTGATATTGATTTAGATCTATTTGACAGTTCAGAAATTGAAGCTGGAGTTGATGCTATTAAGTTATCTGTAACATGTGGCAATGACACTGATAAGCAACAACTAAAAGAAGAGTTATTGTCTAGGGGTTTTCTATGTCAGTAACTAGTGATGTTAATTATAAGAGGTGGCTTTGTATGCGTGAAAGGTGCTACAATACAAATCACGTAGCTTACAAAAATTATGGTGGCAGAGGGATAGTTATTTGTAGTGAGTGGATTAATGATTTTAATAAATATAGAAGTTATATAGCTACTCTCGATAATGCAAATAATAGTGGCTATACTGTAGATAGAATAGATAATGACAAGGGTTATGTTTATGGTAATATTGCATGGTCTACAAAATCAACACAAGCATTTAATAGACGACCTAGAAGAAACAAAACTGGTTATAAAGGTGTGACAATCAACAAGAAAAAAATATTTGTCGCAAGGGTTACTGTCAATGGCAAAAGACTAACGGTTGGTAGCAGCAAATCTTTAGAGAATGCGTTAGCCATTAGAAACTCATTCATATTAGATAATAATTTAAAACAACAAATACAAGGCTATAGTTATGATTAAAGGTCTTGGCATGAGTTACATGGGCAGCAAAAGAAAATTAGCACCAAAGATATTGACACATATTATAAAAGAGAATCCAAAGGCTAAATACTTTTTTGATTTATTCGGCGGTGGTGGATCTGTATCATTTATGGCTTTGCAAGTTAAGCAGTTCAAAGAAGTTCATTATAATGAATATAACCCAGCTATAGTTAATTTGTTGCTACATATTGAAGAAAACGGTGTGACTGATGATATGTATAATTGGGTTAGCAGAGAAGACTTTAAAAAGAACAAAGATAGGACTGATTATATCGGTGGTTTAATGACTATAGTATGGAGCTTTGGAAATAATAGTGAAAATGGGTACTTATTCGGAAAGGACTTAGAACCTGATAAAAAAATGCTACATTATGTTGTGGTTAATAATTGCTTAGAGAGTATTAATACGTTAAAAGCTAAGTTCGGTTTTGATTTTAATCCTGATGTTATCCATGAAACATTTAAAGGCAAAGATACCGAACAAAGAAGAGCTATAATTTCTAGGGTCATTAAGAATAAAAATCTAAGAATGGATATACAGCAACTAGAGCGACTAGAGCAACTACAGCAACTAGAGCGACTACAGCAACTAGAGCGACTAGAGCAACTACAGCAACTAGAGCGACTACAGCGACTAGAGCAACTAGATGGACTAAAAATAACTAACTTATCTTATGACGAAGTTGAGATAAGCACCCCAATAGAAGAAACTATTTTATATTTAGATCCACCATATCAAGATACTGCTAGTTATAATAAAACAATAGACTTTAAGAAGCTAGAAAAGTTCATTAAAGAAAGTCCTTACAAGATATACCTTAGCGAATATAAAAACTCATACGATATGAAGCTGGTTAAAGAGTATAAGCATAGAGGTACATTATCTACAATAGCTAACAATGAAGTAACAGAAAAACTATTTTGTAACAGGTGGTAATATGAAACTAAGCAATAAACAAGAGCATTTCTGCCAAGAATATATAAAAGATAGTAACGCTACGAGAAGTTACAAAACGGCTTACAATGTGGCTGAAGGTGGCAGAGAATCTACTGTTTGGAGCAATGCAAGTAGATTACTTGCAGACAGCAAGGTTACAGCAAGGTTGGATGAGCTAAAGAAAGCCTTGGCTGCTAGGAATTTGTGGACTAGAGAGCATAGTGTCAAGATACTTGCAAAAATAGCAGTTTCAACAGATACAAAGCCAACAGAAAAAACTCAAGCAGTTAAAGAACTTAATATGATGCACGGATATAATGAACCTACAAAACTAGATCACCGATCCAGTGACGGTTCAATGAGTCCTAAAGAATCTCATAGCGTCTTAATATCAGAAGCACTAAAGGCTAAATATGCAAATAAATGATATTGTTAATTGCAGAACAGATTTACTTACATTCACAAAGACAATATTTAAAGATCGCAAAGGTATCGACTGGTTAGATAATTGGCATCATCAAGTTATATGCGAATACTTAGAAAAAGTTATTATAGGCGATATCAAAAGGCTTATAATCAATATTCCTCCTAGATATTCAAAGACAGAATTAGCGGTTATAAATTTTATAGCTTGGTGTATGGGAAACTTCCCAGATAGCGAGTTCATTCATGCTAGCTACTCAAAGAGACTTGCAACTAATAATACTTGGAATGCCAGGGCTATCGTTGAGAGTGAAAAATACAGAGAAATATTTGGCGATATAGAGTTTAGGAATGATAGTAACGCTAAAGATGAGTGGCGAACGACTGTGGGTGGTTGTGTATATGCTGCTGGTGCTTATGGTACAATTACTGGTTATGGTGCTGGTGGTATGTCTAATATATTTAAGGGAGCTATAATAATCGATGATCCGCACAAAGTAGGTGAAGCAAATAGTGAAACTATGAGAAAAAATATTTTAGATTGGTTTATTACTACGATGGAAAGCAGAACTAACTCAAAAGATACACCCATTATTTTAATTATGCAAAGGTTACATGAAGAAGACCTTAGTGGTTTTTTGTTGAATGGCGGCAACGGTGAGAAGTGGGAACACTTAAATATACCTGCAATTAATGATAATGAAGTTCCTTTATGGGCTCATAAGCATTCATTAGAAGATTTAAAAAGGCTGGAGAGTGCTAACTCTTACAAGTTCGCTGGTCAATATATGCAAAATCCAGCACCCAAAGGCGGCGGAATATATAAAGAAAAATGGTTTAAAATTGTAAAAACAGAGCCAGTATTTAAGTATAGGATATTATTTGCCGATACAGCTATGAAAACAAAAGAGATTAACGATTATAGTGTTATACAAGCATGGGGGTATACTAGTACCAACGATGCTTATTTGATAGATCAGATTAGAGGTAAATGGGAAGCTCCCCAATTAAAAAAAATGGCGGTTTTATTTTGGGAAAAACATAACTCATTAACAAATGGTTTTTTAAGATCCATGGATATTGAAGATAAAGCAAGTGGTACAGGGCTAATACAAACACTTAAAAAAGAAAAATTAATTAGAGTTAAAGCTATTCAGCGGAATACCGATAAAGTAACTAGAGCACATGATTCAACTCCATATATTGAGAATGGCCAGGTATACTTTATTGAAGGAGATTATATACATGATATAATACCTGAATTGCTAGTCTTCCCAAATGGGAAACATGACGATCAAGTAGATGTTTTGATTGATGGTATTATGGAATTAAGCAAAGGTGCAAGATCACTAAGGGATATGTTATGAGTAAAGATACATTAGACGGATTACATAGTTTAACTGAGGGTATATACAACAGTAACAACTCATTAATTAATAATCGAGTTGGTCTGGGTACTTCTCGAGCTAGATCAACACATACCACGTATGGATATAATCCTTTATATAATCGTGTTGAATATGAAAACGCTTTTGAATCTAACTGGCTTGTTTCAAGAATTATACAAGAAAAAGCAGAAGATGCTGTTAGAAATTGGCGAGATTTTAAGTGTAAAGAAGGTGCTGATGATATCAGAGAGTATGAGAAAAAATTAGATATTAAGAATGTTATTCTTGAGGCTCTTACTTGGCAGCGTTTGTATGGTGGTGCTGGTATATTAATGTTTACTCCTCAAGACTTTTCTGAACCATTAAATTTGAACTTAATTAAAAAAGGCGATTTAACTAATTTAGTAGTGTTTGATCGATGGTATTTAACTCCAGAGAAATTGAATGTATTTGATCCAACCAAGCCAAACTATTTAAAGCCAGAATTTTATTTATTAAACGGATTAACAAGAATACACGAATCACATATAATAAGGTTTGAGGGTAATTTACAACCTTTAAGAAGACGTTCACAATCTCAAGGTTGGGGCGGCTCAGAACTTAAAAAATGTCTTGATGCTGTTAATAGCTTTCTAACCAGTAAAATGGCTACTGATGAGCTTTTACTGGACTCTAAGAATGATGTTATAACAAGAGAAAATCTTATTGATGAGATTGCTAGCGATGAAGAAGCTGTTACAGAAAGATACACCGCATTTAATGAAATGAAAGGTTTATTATCCTTGGCCGTACTTGATGGTACAGAAACTTACGATAGAAAAATGGTAAATTTTGCGGGTATTCCTGATTTAATAAAAACTTTTATGATTGTTGTAGCAGCAGCTGCTCAATACCCTGTTACTAAGCTATTTGGTACTTCGGCTACTGGCATGAGTGCTACTGGAGAGGGTGATGATAATAATTATCATTATTCAGTTATGAATATTCAGTCAAAAATGGAAAAGTCTTTAAGTAAATTAGATGAAGTTCTTGTGAGAAGTGCTTTAGGTCAATACCCTGCTGATTATAGCTTTACATGGAACCCATTAAGTGCAAGAAATGAGCTACAGGATGCTCAGGTAAACTTAATTAATGCACAGCGAGATCAGATATATAAAGCTGCTGAAATAGTGAGCGAATCTCAAATAATGAAAAACCTCAAAAGTGATAACATTTATTCAATTACAGATGAAGATATAGAAGAGCAAGAAGAGTATGAAAATGAAGATGTATTTAAGAATGATGATACAAACAATCAAAACATAGGAAATATTGAGAATACAGAAAAGCCACAATTACCGCAAGTAACTCCAACCATTCCTAAGGCTTAGATATGCCTAGCAAACAGCAGAATAACTTATCGAATGATTTACTTAATAATCACCTTGATGTTAATAACATTACAGCTACAAGTAATGAAGTTAAACCTGTGTTACCTCCAGTATCTGTAGGTAAATTTTATAATAGACAATTACAAAATCTAATAAAAAAGGTAAGAGAAGATATTAACCTAGTAATAATGCCTAAAGTTAAATCACTTGAGCCTCAATATGTTATATCGTATGACGATTCGCCTAGTATAAGTATTAACAAACAATTCCAATCTTTAGTAGATAAATATTCCTCGCCTAATTTTGTAAAAATATACACTGATTTATCTAAGACATACGTAACCAAAATAGATAATAAAAATCAAGATAAATTTAATCAACAAATGAAAGGTTTTGGACTTAATATATATGGTGAATCAGCTTTTTTACAAAGTTATTTAGCAGACTCTATAGCTGCAAATGTTAAATTAATTAGTACTATACCGCAGCAATACTTGAATAACGTTGAAAGCATGATAGATACTAATATGCGAGCAGGGTTAAGATCATCACAAATGACTAAACAATTAACCGATCAATTTGGAATTACAAAGAGAAGAGCCGTATTTATAGCAAGAGATCAAACAAATAAAACGAATGGATTAATGAATCAGAAAAGACAAATCAGCTCAGGTTTTAATTATTTTCAATGGTTAACAAGTAAGGATAGCAACGTTAGATGTCGGCATAAAGAAATTGCAGATAAGGTGACTGCTTATGGTAAAGGAATATATAGCTGGGATAACTTACCTTTAAGTGACAAAGGGTCTCCAATATCTCCAGGGCAAGACTATGGGTGCAGATGCACGGCATCACCAGTTCCAGATTATCAAGTATCAGAAAATAAAAAGAAAGGAAAAACTAAAAAAGGTGTTTACAAATAAATTATTTTGCTATACTAGAATAAACAGAGGTATATTTAGATCAAATGAAAAAAATAATATACGATAATTTCACGATTGATAATGCAACGAGTAGAACTTTTGATAATAAAGGTTTCATGCACGTATCTGCTCATGTATCACGTACAGGTACTCAAGAATATAAAGCATATGAGCTTGGCCTCGACGGTGATCAAAATAGAGTTATTCGAGTTCATAGATCACCTGAAGAAGTTTTTAATCAAAAATCTTTAGATACTTTTAAGTTTATTGATATTACACCAGAGCATAAAATGGTGAATAGTAAAAATTATAAAGAATTATCTGAAGGTATTGTAATTAATGATGCCATTCAAGACAATGACAAAGTTAAATGTGATTTCATAATTAAAGATGAACACGCAATAAAATCAATTCAAGATGGTGTTAGTGGTTTATCGGTTGGTTATACAGCAGAATATCACCCGTCTCACGATCCAAGTTATGATTACGAGCAAAAGAATATTACAGCAAATCACATAATGAGAACTAATAGCCCACGAGGTGGGCAAGAATTAAAAATTTTCGATAACAATGGAGAAAAGAAAATGTCGCATAAAATAGAACTTGCAAGGGATGTAAAAATTGAGGTTACAGATGAAGCTTCTGTAGCTTTATTTAATAATTTTAAATCTCACAATGAAACAGAATTAAAAAAAATATTTGATGAGAAAGAATGCTTAATAAAAGAAATTGAAAAATTAAAAGCAACTTCGGACTGTTTAAAAGAAGAGAATGACAAGCTAAAAATTGAAGTTTCGGACGAAAGTATAAAAGCCAAGATTACAGAAGTTAACACTGTGATTACTCATGCAAAATCTATCGCTGGAGAAGATTTTGTGTGTGATAGCATGGATGCTTTAGAAATTAAAACACAAGCACTAGGATTACAAGAT